TAAGGTTAGAAAGGGCCGACAACGTGGAGGCGTTGTGTCTCGATCCCAGCAAGCCTGGACAGCTTGCTGGGCAGGTCTCGTCCATGCTGGCTGGGACGACCTTCGAATGGCCTGGTTCTTCCACCGCTGGTTCATGGCAGTACACCGTACGAGAGGTGTCGACTGGACATGTAGAGTGGTGAAAGAAGTGTGCCATTTCGTCAGGGCTAACTCGCTGCGAGCTGTTGAGATGGAGCGACAACCTGAGAACTTCCCTAGGGCAATTCTCGAAAGTCTCGCTCGGCTCGCGAAAGCAAACCCTTATGACGGCTTTGCGTTCTCTCGTCTGCACAGAGGTTTCCCGCATCCGCTGCCCGCAGCGAAGGATGCAGCCTTGTTGGCAGCCGAGATAGCGCAAGCGAAGGTCCATCCCACATCGGATTATCTCCTCGATAGGTTCCGGTCTTATGTCGCTACCCATGCGGCAGGCGATATCCGGGTACCGAGGAGTCTCCCTTCCAGCACAGCCTCCTGCTTCGAGCTCGGCGGAGCTCGAGGCGGGATCGATGGCTACCTCTTGCTGACCGGTCGGAGGTGGATCGCTGAGTCTGTCCCTCAAGACGATGACTGGGCCGATTCGGGAGTGCCTGCACTTCCGTTCTCGGACATACCGGCCGTCGCCTATGAGAGGCTCAAGCGTTACGCCTCCGATTCCCTTGGCCGCTTCTGTCTTCACCTCGTGAGGAGAGAAGTGAACCTCGGGTTTACCTGGTCGGCAGATCGCCTCGTCGCCGTGAGGGCGCTCGGAATCCTTGCACTTCGTCACGAACGTGCGGTTCGCATCCGCTTGGGATGTCCAACATCCTACATTCGTGCCGAATGTGTGACACAACCCGGCCTTCGGGCCCGGGTTGTGAGTGTTCCCAGTGCTCTCACATTTGTCGAGGGAGACTGGATCCGACGGTCCGCTAACCTGATGCCTAAACAGCACTGGTTTGTCGACCATGGCGAGTCTCTCCCAACAGCGATAAGGTTCAACGTAGATGGTACGTTCATATCTGTGGACCTCAGCAAAGCCACAGATGGGTTTACGCACCCCTTCGTTGAGGCAGCAATCGACGGACTCAGCGACGCCGGTCTTATAAGATCTTCTGATCTTGGACTGGCGAAGGCGAGTCTCGGGCTGTGCCCCAAGGCCGTCTGGGTCTGGCCGGAACTGACCGGTCACCCAGAGCGGAGCTGCCTTGGGAGGAGAGGGAGTCCGATGGGCACTCCTCTCTCGTTCGTTGCCCTGTCCTGGCTCTCTGCATGGGCATCCTCTACGTTCGAACACGCACTCACACATGGTGATGACGTGCTCGGCGTCGCCCCATACGATCCGTATGAGGCTATTGCGCAGATGGATGAATATGCAGACTGTGTCGAGGCCGCGGGTGCTGAGCTTAATCGCAGAAAGACGTACATCTCTGCGAGTTGTTTCACAATTTGCGAAGCACTTGGGGTCCGACTCAGGCCAAAGGCAGGGCGGGCACGTGTCATAGTCTGCCACCTTCCTCCTGCTCCTCCTCCAGGTGCAAAGGTTCCGTGGGTTGCTGAAACCCGGTGCGGACCGAAGTACCTGAGAAGACAGGAGAGGGTGGTCAGGACTCTCTTCCCGTGGTGTGTCAAAGACGACCGCCTCCACCTTCCGGTGGAGGCCGGCGGACTTGGCTACACGGGTCGCGGCTTGCGATGCTCCGCTTCCATGCGATGCAGACTTGCGTCTGCAGTCAGCCGAAAGAGCACTGTCCAAGCCGGTGAGGGAGTCCTTACGAAACGTGCCTTTAGAGAGGAGGGCCTCTACCCGCATCCCTTTACGGCAGCTCCTTCTGATCCCGGAGAGTTCTATCGCCTTCAGAAGCGATTTACTTCTCTTGACTTTTCGGGACCGGGAGGGCTGACCGTGCCACTCAATTCGCTTGTCGCCTTCAGATGCGATGTCATCGAGAGATGTTACGTCGCCTATGGCGGGAAGACGAAGAGGGTGAGGGATGCTGGTAGACCAGCACGGAAGAGATCTA